TTTCCAAGAGCCAGAGCAATCTTCATTCGGATGGGAAGAGTGTTGATTTTTTCGAGGGCGATTGGCGTTAGTTTCATTTTTTGTTGTACTTTTATTTTTGTATCTGAAAGCAAATATAAAACAAATGCAAAAATGTTATGTTAATAAAAGGTTATTGAAGGGGATTTTAATACCTGCCCTATGAGTAACATATTTAAAAAAATCAGACTATCGGAGGGCCTCACCGTTCGGCAAATGGCCGATGTAATGGGCGTTTCCGAGGCTTTGTACCGCATGTATGAAAGCGGCGCAAGAAACCCAAAGGAGTTGGCGCTATCAAAGTTTTATGACCACTTCAGGCTTTGGCCAACAAACGAAACAAATACAACAACTCAATCCAAACCTTATCAACCGAAGCCTATCGATCACAGTTTTAGTGAAGTCCAAGAAAACGTCGAAACCTACCAAAGCATTATTGACCAACTAAAATCCGAAATCGGTAACCTAAAGCAGCAGTTGCTGGATGAACGGGAGCGGGTAATAACCGCCCAGGAGAAGGCAATGGAAGTAGTTCTACGGGTTACCGATCCTGTCAGTAAGGGGAAACCTTCCCCATTGGAACGAAAAAAACACACTACGCACAAATAATTTAAACTGAAGCAAGATGAGCCAGACTGAATTTTTCCTGTTCATTGCATGCGCCGCGGCCTTCGTGGTATCTATCTATGTGGCTATCCGAATGTATTACGCCGTGCTAAGAATTGCAAAGAATTCAGATGCGCAAATCGAGCAAAACAAATACGTAACCCGATTATTAGAAGAGATAATGAAGCAGGGCATTTGTTCCACGTGTAACTATTGCGGTTACTACGTTGCTAGAAAATAGGTGGAACATTATTCTTTTTTCACCTCATATTCCTTTCTGGCCATTGCGGCCAGCCGCTTAAACTCCGGTATCTTGGCCTCGGGTAAATACAATATGGTTTTAATCATTTCCACGGTGTACATTTTCTTTGGCCCGGCTCCTGGCCGAGCGCCACCGTTGTTTTTTCTGCCGTCAACTTTTTTAGGTTGTTTCTTCATCTAAATTCTCCTTGTTCTAATTTAATTTTAACACTCTCTTTGATATGGTCTAGCCATTTTGTAATATTATCGGCTACGTAGCTATGTGGTGGCTCAAACATAGTACCTTCATTGGTGATATACCCTTTAGGAGGAACTAAAGACATGGCTTTATCTAACATTATTTGAAACGGCAACGCCTTGCGCCTGTATTCATGTTCTGCCCGTTCGATCTCGTACGGCTGTATTTGTCGGATAGGTTTTTTGGGTTTGTTCATGCTTGGTATGTGATTAATTACAATTCAGTTATCAATATCGGCACTAACTGGCATTTGCGCAAACTATCAAAGTACTTCTCTGAAATAAAGCTTATTCCTGCCATATCTTTCATCTCCATGCCGCGTTGCACCAAAGTTTCGATACTTTCATCTTTTGCGTAAATAAATGGTTTTGAACACATATAAATCCCCTTCTCTAATAGGTTGGCATCCACATACTGCCCAAGGTGCATTAGTGCCTTAAATTCTGTTTCTTTCATTGCTTAAATTTTATTCCCCTTAAAAATCACCCGATCAACTGGGGAGGTTGAGGGGTGTGTAGGCGATGATTGTAGTCGGTGTATATTAGTTAGCGGCAACCTACGACCAACTAATTTTAGTCATCGTTTCGTTTCTTTCAAACTGTGGTTTGCCGACATTATAACCGTCACTAATTAATTTTTCTATAACATCTGATTTTATGTTTTCATAAAACCACATTTCATATTCACCTCTGGTTGCAGCGTTTGAAATCATTGAAATACTTTGGGCATATTGGGCACTACCATTTCCCGTATTTACTGCCAATGCTTTTTCTTTTGCTTGTTTTGCATTCATTATGTTTAATTTTTCTACTGCCAACAATATTTTGCCGATAGCGTCAATTTTTACAACGCAATCACTAATCTTTGTAACGTTGTCGGTCACATAAACAGTAGAAGCGCCTTCGCTGTTCAGCATAAAGCTATCTCCTTTTACCAGTTGGTTTATTTTGATAAGCATGGTTTTTATCTTTTGTTTGAGACCACAAATATACTAACAACGAATTGAATTAAGTACACCTTATTCAATTTATTTTTAAAAATATTGTAGAAAATCGCTCAAACCTTTGTGGAAGTAGCGAAGAAATTTTTAGCGGCAAACGAAAAAAAGCCCCCAACGTGGAAACGTCAGGGGTTACTAACCAAATGAATCACCAGAAAACCTAAATTCTTATAAATGTGGTGCCGGGAATAAACTCCTTTCCCTGTACCTTTTTAAATAGCGTCTTCCAAGTATGCCCGAATGTTTTTTCTAAATGCGGTAAATCCTTGAAGGTACGCCAGTTGCCGCCCCATGTCCAGCCGGCTCGGGTGAAAACTAATACAACCTCCAACCAATCAGCTTGGCCGTCGCCGTCAAAATCCTTTGTTGTATTCCAACTAATTTCTTTACTGTCAATCAATAACACGAAATCTATAGCCAGACCATAATTATGTATCGACCGCCCACCGCGAGCATTTGTTACAACGGCTCCTGGTTTTGTTCGACCTTGAGCATATAACGCATCTTGTTCCGCTATAGTCCGCATGCCTTGAACTATTCGAACCTGCATATTGGGCTTTAGCTTTGCATTTGCCTCCTCAATCAATCGCGCAACCTCATCACGGACGGCAGGGTGAAGGGCCTTGATTCGATTCTGCGTAACCGAATCCGTTTTTATTGTTTTCTGGACATTTGACATAGTTAATCAATTTTATGTTGGATATCCGCAGCGTTTACCACGAATTGGGTATTTGTTTTAGGGTTCAACACCTCCACCTTGTCGCACCCGCGATACTGAAACTCTCGTTTCACGATCATTGTAATTCCCTGATAAAACACGTATTTTACTTTTGTTTCTACTGGCATAATTATTTTTTTAGCATTGGATTATTATCGAATCTACCCTTCAGTATCTTCATCAAAGGTTTTATAAAGTATTGAGTCATCGGATGGTTGGGAAATGCAAGTGAAACGTTCTCACATACGGAGAACAATTCGACGAATGTCATAAAGCCAAGTAGTGCGTCTATCAATATCGAAAGGTTGTACTTGTTATTATCGTCAACAACTCCAATCAGATTGGTAAACATCGTAACCACAACAACAATTGCGCAATACGATCCAAACTTTATTATCGACCTTCGAAAGCCAATACTTGTGCTGCACATCTTTTTTGACCAGGCCTTCAACAGCCCGGTTAATAGATCGAGTAGCGTAGCCCCTACCAACCAGAACACGGCCATTGGCGACGGAAGATATTTTATAACTACCCATGAGAATGCTCCTGATAGGATCAAGAGTAACGGTTGTTTGAGTATGGTTAGAAACGAATGGTATTGGTGTGCGAATTCGTGATAAATATGCTTATGCATTGTCTTGGTTATCCCATTTACCCAATGGGCAGGTTTTGGTTTAATCGTGTTGAAATACGGATAGCTTGGCTTTAATGGTGGCCATTAGGTTAAGAATTGCGGGATCGTGTTTTGAAGGTGCGGCTACAGGTATCTGCGAATTGATATACACCTCACAGGTAGCATTGAAAGCCTTTAAGCAAGTGTATATGTTGCGAATAATGTTATCAAGTTCGAACGTTGAAAAACATTGATTTTCCAACCACACATAAGTGAGAATATCTTCTCCCACGAATTCGAACGGGTTATTCTTCCACTCAGTTAAACAGGTTTGCGCATTGTAAATCCTAACATCGGACATACTTGGAGGTAAATCACCGTATATGCTTTCAATACCGAGCAATGTGCCGGTATCTTCAATTCCTGCGCAATCTGTGAAGTATACCGTATGAGTCATTAATTTAAAGTCATAATACGTATGCACCGGATTAGTAAATGCTGAAAGCGAAGTCTTATTTACCGACGCGGTACCGTCTCCATATTCTATCGCATAATACGCGGATGAAATACTGCCAAGGTAATAGGTGAAATTAAAATCACCACCGCCCAGTATATTGAATCGTAACCCGTATGGCAGAAGATCACCGGCTACTATGGTTGCAGGTTCAACAAAATCACCATACTGAACAAGATTACCATTATCATCTTCAGCCCAATATCCATTGGTGATGGGGTAAGTAGAATTGAGGAAGTCAAGGAAATTTAATTTCCCGGTAAAACCACGTCTAACATTTACTGTGGTAGGTACACCGGCGTATGTTATCTTTTCCACCCAGAATAACCGAGTCTGTGGCATTGCACATACAATTGTATAGCTATGTCCTAGGTCAAGTGTTGTAGAATTAATTCTTTCACGTAACGTAACCATGTAATCCGACAAAGTACCATCTTCCGCGCTTGATTTTAGTTCGCCTTCTGTTGGCTTGCTCACCTGCTTTCCGTTAATCTTCACGGTATCGCATTGCAAAGCCCGGTTTATTACATCTGCATACCATTTAGGTATCTGCCGCATGTGAACATCCACATCTCGATAAGGAATACCGTTGAGTAATTCATAGTTCTTCGTCTGGTTCTCATAGCCAACACTGGTATTTTTCGGGCTAGTTTTCAACCAACCGTATACCCGTAACTGGAATACGAAGGAAGCATTTGGATATATTACCCCTTGCGCACTATAGGAATTGGAGTATTCATAAAGCAGAGTATTGTTCCAACGCGCTTTGACGTGTATTGGTTCGAATAATACTCCGATGTAGTTGTTACTACCATCCTTGTGTCGCAGTTGCGGTATGTAAATACCCTCCGGAACATCGAATAATTTGATTTCAACCCAATATAACCGAAGGCCATTGTAACTGGTACCGTTGGTCTGAACCGTTACGGTTTTAGTCAATACGGATCCATCCGGTTTAAGCATTCTTGCATATTGGTAGTTAGCCAATGTGGTGTCTGAACCGAACCATATCAATCTTATAGTTTCAGACTGCTGAAAGGGTTGGTGATATGCTCTCTTATCTTCCCATGGTTGCAAATTCCGGAAATAGAAATCGGAATCGATATCTCTGTAGCTGTACGCGGGATGGAATACTGCTAACTGAGTATTGGCCGCATCAGACTGCAGTCCATCGCTTTGCGGGATGGGTTTGCAGGGATTACATAACGGTATGATGAATATTGTTGTTGCCATTGTTATCGTATTAATTTGGTTACATCCGTACTAGGCACGGACAATAATCTAAACCGCTGCCTATCACCTTGCACCGGCGACTGTGCCACCTTAAGAGCAAAAGCATCCCACGTATATCCAAGGTATTTATATCGTATATACCCGTATGGGTTGGAATACATAACGCTGTACAAGTTCACAGGCACCTTTACCCCACATTCCCATACATAGGGTTTGAATATCGGGCTCGCTAAATCCGTTACGGGTATATCAGCGCCTTCATTGATTACGTTCGCTCCGTCGTCGGTAAATAACTTCGTGGCGCTTTGGTTTGATTTCGGGTTACTCTGGAATTTAATGGAAGCACTCCCTAATCCATAGAGTAAACTGCTGATGTAATCCCCATGTCTGCGAATAGCATTTGCAGGAGTATAGAAAAAGTTGAAGTATTTGTCTGGTGCATAGATATTTTGTACATCCCAATAACCAGGACCTGGTATTAGCGACAAAGGTTTTTTGTAGATATCATAGTACGTTTGACCGGCACCAGGGAAACCGTTTGGTATGGTACCTGCCGGTGTGGTTTCAATGTGGAGTCCGAATACATCATTATCATTACTGGATTCACTCACATCCTTACCCTCAAGATTTAGGAAGTTCAATACGATTCCGTACGGATCGAATCGATAAGTGCTTCTCAAATCCTTTTCCGACTTAATCTTGGTGAAGGGGAACAGATATTCCGCCAACGTGCAAGCCTCATCTTTACCGTTCGCTTCGTCATAGGTGTAGTTATTCTGGCCGAAGTTTCCTTTTACGTACATTTCTTCGGTAAGAGGTGTAATATCTACGTCAACCACTTCACCAATATCCGCGATCTGTGTATTTACATAGGCCTCTGCTTTGGCTTCAATCTTCGCTACATTGTTAGTCTTATCATACATGAAGGCAACGTTGAGTTGCGCGTTGGTTGATTCGAAGAAATCGACAAAGTTGGTTTTCAAAACCGCATTAGGGAGATTCCGTCCTGCATCGAAGGAACTCAACACCTTATCCGCATGGGTGGAAGAAAGAAGAGTCGATGTTACAGTTATGGAAGAGGATCCGTTGATTTCTTTTACCAACTGATCGAATACATCATGCCATCGCAAGGTTTCGATATATCCTTCGCGTGTGTCCTGATCATCAGTAATTACCAATGTGCTATCTACTTGTGTAATTACTGCGGCGTTTAATCCTACTTGTGAACCCGGTGGAAGTGGTTGTGGGTAGCTTCTAACGAACATCCCAAGAGAATAGTTAGGTGCAAGCCCCGGACTAAATGTAACGGTACCTGAGTAAGCTGCCGTTGTTCCTACCGCCTGTGCTGTGGCATGGCTGTATAGAATGGTTTCCGAACTGAACGCGCCGTTTTCATCAAAAATGTAATACCCTACTTGGAAAAAACCTGGTTGCGCTCCACCAATGCTTTGTATTTCACAGACGTAATCGTAAAAATGCTCTAATTCGAATGATTGTGTGGCCGCGGTTCTATTTTTAATCACATTCAAGTTGGTTGGCGACTGATCGGTTAATTCGTATGTAAAATTTTTCCCTTCTAATCCCAAGGCTCCTAGATTTGGCCGTCCTACATTACCAAGGTCCTTCGGCACTGTTTCACCATTAGCACTATTCCATTTTTGTCGAAATGCAACACTGAAAGGTGGAATACGTACCCAAATTTTGCTGGCATTGGATGAAATGGGAATTTCGAATGTAGTTTTTTCACGGCTGGTGAGCTTGCTAATGAATCCGCCTTCCGCTACTTCAACTTGTATTCCGTCGTCGGTATCGTGACCGCCGTTATAATCTATCTCACCTTGATAATACGGTGAGTAAGCAAGCGTATTCCCGTTCAGTATTTCGATATATAATTCGAGTTTGGCCTCTACAAAATCATTGTAGAACTTATCCCGACATATTTTGGCACCGTCCTTTACGAAGGTAAGCCCAAAGGAATGCGAACTCATTATACCGTAATAGAAGAATCCACGCTCAAACATTAGCGCTTGCTTCTGCCACCCATCCGGTGCATATGTTAGTGGATTAACCGGTGTTGCCGAAGTAGTGGCCGCTACCGCTCCACTGCTATTCACATAGTAGTAATCGTAATTTGCTCCGTTTGGCGCTCGCAAATAGTATTTATACTCTTCAAACTGCATGGAAATTACTTATATTTGAGTTATGAAAAAACTTAACCTTATCGCAATCCTTATTATCGCAATTGCTTTTATGAGTTGCGGCAAAAAACACCTGTACACATGTACGGTACATCCATATTCTACTTGGAAACCAACCACTTAATTGTTTCGCCATACACCGGTGAAATGACAAAGGCCGAAGCCCGCCGCTATGAGCGAGAGCATAGTGTAAAAGATTCGTACTATTTTGAGTGTGTGAAATAGCATTATCTTACTCTTGATTTATAACGAATTTGATAAAGCCCATCCGAGTATATATTGATAATCGGTGGTGGAGTTTTCTTCAATTGATCCACAACACTTCCGCTTCCGATAAGGAATGCGTTGGCTAAATCACCGTTGTTACTTGTTGGATTCAACGTGCTTCCTTTACTCATTTCCCGAAGCGCAGCTCCTTTAACTCGATTTGCAGGAATAACATCCGCACCCGCAGGAAGAAAGGTTATACCTCGCTTACCTTTATTCGGAACATAGTACTTTCCTTCTTTAGTTCGAACAACTTCCGGACCTTGTTCATTCACTTCCGCGAATTCAGCAGGACCACCTTCACGACCTTTGGCGTACTGCGGTATCTGTTGCCCTAGAACCCGGGTAAGTTGTGCAGCACCAATAACCGCATCCGCCGCCATTTGAATGTAATTCGCAGGGGGTAATAACTTGCTGTGCTTAGATATTGCCAATGCGGTATTGGTTACGATTTCACCTGCGGCTAATGTTTTTTGGAATATTGCCAACCGTCGCAATCTCTTAACTTCATCTCTGTGAGTTTGTTCACGGCGAACCTCTGCCTCTAATTCAATTTTTGCCTTCGCTTCTTCACGCTGCTTATCAGTGAGGGTAAGGTGTTCAAGGGCTTTTAATTCACGGGCTTCACGTTCATCTATGGCTTTTATCTCTTCCGCGGCACGCTGCTTTACTCGTTGCTCGGCAATGTTGAAAATTTCCTGTTCGAGTGTTGCCAACCCGTTCATCAATCTTTTACGGCCGTCAAGAATTTCCTTATTGAGTTCGTCTTCTTTCTTTACTCTATTTTTTACCTCCTCGTTTCGAGCCTTTTCCCCTTTTTCATGAATTCGCTGAATCTCATTGTTTAATTCGGTAGCAGATTTTAGAAGTGCTTCATTCCGTTCCTGATCGGTTTCAATGTCTTTGTGCGCAGCCATTAAGGTGAGCGTGGCTTGCTTATCGTGGTGATCCTTCGCAGCGGCTGCTAATTCTTGATTAAATTGTACTTCCGCTTGCTTTTCATCAGCATTTAATCCTGCTCGCCATGCGAAGTATTGCCTATCCAGGAGCATAAGGTTATGGTAGTACTCATTGGTTTCCATTTCCCCTGAATCATGCTTAATAGACAATAGCGCTACTTCGGTATCGTATTGCTGCTTCAATACTTCAATACGATTCTTAGCCTTGTTATCCTTTTTATCACCTTTAGTAATATCGGAACCATCGACATTCATTCCTGATTTTAATGCTTTGAGCGTAGAGGTTTCAATACGATTACTGGTTTCCGTCATTTGCTTTTCAACCGCACTTGCTTCCGCAGCTAAGGCAGCTAATTCAAGTTTCAACCCAACTACATTCTCCTTCGCACGTTGCAACTTATCGCTACTCGCATCGGTTACTACCCCCGTGGTTGGATTGAGTTGTATTTCGCTTGGTGCTGCCCCAGCACCATCTAATCTTTGCTGCGCTATGCCGAGTTTTGCCTTGGTTTCCGCCGTTTTTTCTATAATAGCCCATTTCTTAGCGGCTAATTTATCCATGGTTTCCTGCGCAGCTCGAGCCATTGCCACCTCTATTAACGCATCCCGGATCTGATTAATGGCCTTAGCAGCCTTGCCCGCTGCAATTTCTTCCAAAGAATAATTATTAAGCATTGTAGGATACGCTTCCTTTAGATCCTTCGCAATCGACAATTGCACTTGATGACTTGCATTTTTGTCGTTCAGAATACGAATATGGGCTTCAATCTTACCGGTTTGTTTACCGATGCTTTCATTTAATTTATCCTGTTCTTCTTTAAGTAATTTGGCTTTCTCCGCTGCTTCGTCGGTACCTTGAACCATGGCGAATAACTTAGGTCCGTACATGGTTAAGGCTAATACCCCAAGACTTAAAGCGGTTTGCACAGAGAATAAACTTGCAGCCATGGTAGCGAATACACCCTTTCCCGCAATTGCTGAATTCATGGCCATTGAAGTAGCTACGGCCTGTTTTTCCATCTGCAATGCCGCCGCTTGGGTGGCACCAGCAAGTATGGCCTGTTGTTTTGCCAAAGCACCGTCTGCAATAGCTTTTGCCTTCGCTTCCGCCATTGCCAACTTATTCTCCTCCCGTATTTGCTTCACGGAATCAAAGAGCGCCGGTAAGTTATTACTTATTGCCATGAAACCGGTCTGCATAGAATTCGCGAAGGCTGGCATTTCCCGGGTCAACTGCATGACCGCCATATTCATTCCCTTGAATCCTTTTTCGTAATTACCCACACCGTCGCGGAAGTTGCCCATGGACTGGTTATGCTTAATAATCACTGCATGGAGGGTATTATACTCCTTAACCAACTTCTGTACCTGAACGGCTCCTTTGCCTTGAGAATCAGCAACCGCATTGATTTGTTTTTCCAGTTGCTGCAATCTCAATTTATAGGCATCGATACTACCTGCTGCGGCATTCTTTGACTTTATATAATCATCATTAGCCTTCTTCGTATTTCGCAACTGCATTTCGCTTTCAGCAAGCATTTGCGCATGCAAAGATTCAGCCTCAATTATTTTCCTATTCGTTGTTTCGATTTTCTGCTGGATAGATGTAATTCTACTCGTTTCCTTTACCAATGATTCTACCCCGGAAGATATTCCTTTAATTCCGGTGGCCTTGTTCAGCAACGTCATACCGGCCATAACATGCTTATACACGCGCGTTGCCACCTCATCTAATTCGAGGAGGTGTTGCGTCATGTCTTTCACATTGGTGAAAGCCTGCCGCTGTATAATTTCATCTATATCACCTGGTTGATTACTCACTTTCTTCTTTTAGTTTATGTTCTTGAAACCACTTAATTACCGCCTCATTGTCTTCCTTAATTCGTTTGGCCCATTCAATCTTATGGCCGGCAACAACTGCGATAAGGGCAATGGATAAAACGGATATAATTATTCCGATTATAATTCCGATTATGATTAAAGCTATTGCGCTCGTTGTGATTATTGTTGTCATTGTGTTGGTTGGGTTTTAATTTTTATCATTGCCCGGCAAAACATCCGGCAACTCATATTTTCATCGAAAGGAAATTTCAATATTGAAGAAATCTCTAAGAATTTATCAGCGAAGAAATTACGATCTAGGTTTGCAGACTTTTTCTTTTTCCCTTTTTCGGGTTGTTGTAGTTCGAGTAGATTTACTATATCAAGTTTTACCCATCCTTCGATCTGCTTACAATATGTTTCAGGATCTTCGAGATTGGCATGTGGTAAGTTGATATGGTAGTTAAGTTCCTTTAATTGTTCGAAGCATTCAGGTGTCAGGTGCGATTTTTCATTAATCAAATTAATCAATGATCTGGCCATGGTTATTTTAGCAGAAAGCATGGCTTCTTGCTTCATATCTTCTAGTTCGCGGATAAGTTCACGACCTCCTACCGTCTCGAAGAATTCATTCAATACGTCATCGAACGCTATCGGATCAACTTCCGATTTGTCGCCTTCCAGAGCGTTCATGAAGACGCGCATCGGCATGTCGATTGTGGAATATAAATTATGTACTGCTTGTGAACTCATTTGCCTTTTTTTTCAATTCGGACATGAAGAATTTTTTTCGATACTCATACAGATAATTCGGATTTAACAGGAACAGGTGGTCATACATCTTCGTAAGTTTCTGGTTCTTTTCGTCTTGTGAATAGACCAAAAATTTACGGGAACTCATTAACCTTAACGTTAGTTCCCTATGAAAATCACCGGTTAATTTACCATCTACCGTACCACCGGCTAATGGGTTCATTCGCTCCTTCATCTCGGCGTAAGCAAGGATTTTATAGGTTCCTATTTCCCCTCCTTGACTATTTTCACCTCGCAGCATCTGTTCTCTCTGAAGGTCTAGGTATACGTCCTGATTTTGGAACAATACATCCGATGCTATATTCCGAAGTTGCTTTTCAAGCGCCTTGAATCGAAGGTATTTTTGGTGAATAGTCATATTGGTAATAAATGGGGCTACGAATAGCCCCATTAAAAGTTAAGGAGCAGGTTGTGCAAACGGTGAAGTGGGTGCTGCCGGAGTGGACGGATTGTCTTGAGCTTCTAACGCATCGATAGCGAGCTCAAATACTTCCATCTTTTTCTCCTCATCCCATCCCCAGTCTGCTTTTTCTGCGAACGTATCAAGATCGCGGTTGCAATCCTGATCGACGAATTCCAAAGCAAGGCCTACGGGATTTTCTGAACCTGCATCAATGATTATGTGTGTTACTGCCATGTCGGATTATTTAGTTAATTCGAAATAACCGTTAGCAAACCCCGGTATGGTTGCGGCCATCTGGGATATTGTCGGCGTGTAACATTGAATGGTTGCACCTGAAGCTAAACCGGTGTAACCAGCTCCTGAAAATGTGAACACTAAAGTCTTGGTTGCAGCATCTAATGACACCGTACAAGTAAGTGAGTTGTTCGCAGCATCTCGGAAGGACCAGTTAGCAGTTAAGGCTACCAACGCTGCGGCATACAGATCGTATAAATCTGTAGCACCACCACCAGTGGTAACACGAAGTTTAGCTACGCTAGACGTCAACGCTTGGTAAGGAGGTTGATATGCGAATTCCAGGTTCTTTAAACCAACCAAGGATAACACAGGCTGACTATCCGGAATAACTTTATACACCAATCGTTTTTTGAATTCATCGGTATCGCTGAATGCGAATCCGATATAGTGGCGCGTTGGGTCTGCACCATTATTCCACTTCATCAACGGATTGTAGATAAGATCAAGGCTGAAACCTTGAAGAACATGGTTTGATGTGTTGAGCACCGGACGGGTACCAATCATCGCGTTATTGTCCTTATCTAAGATCAGTAAATCGAAGTAGTCCTGGGCATTCTGGAAGTTGGCCAAGAAGTTATCATAGTTGGCCCCACCTTTATCATATTCGTATACGTGGTGATACTGACCATCTTTAACCCATGTGCTTCTTCCGGTTGCGGATGTGACAATGGTAGCTTCGGTAGACTTGTCATCAAGCCCGATGAAATTACCGATAGGATAAGCCCGAAGGCTGTTGGTGTTGTTTGAAATCAGGGCCAATAATGTTGCATACGGCGTCTGCATTTCGGCTTGGGTAAATTTCTTACCCTTGGGTATTAATATGATTCTATGCGTAAACCCCGGTTCAAGAAAATCCTGAATCTCTCCAGTATTAACGTAATCCGGCGCTAAGCTTATATCATTGACAAAGTTTGCCATTGTAAAATATTTTTTTTAAAAGATTAATTGATAATATGCGAATGAGGTGATATCGAATGAGGTGTTACCGACTGAATCGATAGTTAAATCTTGACGCACGGCCCGGTATGCAACCGAATCATTCTTTATTTCCGTGGTAATAACCGTGGTATCATTTACCGGCGTTTCGAACGACTTGGTGAATACATCCGGAACTAAATCGTGTGATATTTTCAACTTTCGAATAGCCTTTTTGTTGGCTGTTGCCTTGGTTTCTACGGTAATCGGATAGAGCGGGTATCGCACACCTGAGGTGTTGATCGTTTTTAACTTGAAATCATTCGTGGTAAGGACCTTGTAAACTTCGTTCTGTGCATTTACACAGTAAAAGAAAGCTAAAGATGATGTTGCTAATTCGTCCGCACATTGTACCAATCCGTAATAATTGCCTGGTTGTGCCGTTACGGGTATGACAATCGGATCACCTGGCTCAAATGCGAATGATGATTCGTTATGCGACATGAATACGCTGTAAGTAGGATCACCGTATGGCGTTAAGGTCTGATATTCCAATCGCGTAAGTGCAACTTCAATAGAATTAGCACTGGCAATTGCACAGGTAATTGTCTGAACATTGTTGATGTAAGCTATTCTGCAACTAGGGCCATAACAGAACCCGGCTACCAACTTACGATTGACACGCAATCTCAAATCAGTTATCACTAAAGCATCGTATGAGCTTGGTAATTGAAATCCAGACTTATTACCGTCACCGGTACCGAGATCATAACTCTTGGCAACCTTATGCGGTGGATGTGGTCGATGTGGCCCTTGAAAATAAGGAGCCTGTACAATAACCTCCATCGTTTCCGAGTACATTGGGTATAACCAGGGCCCGAAATTGGTACTTAAACGTGTTTCAGAATTCCATGTCTGCTCAGATTTACGCGCGATAACCAGCATAAGATCAGTATGGATATACGGATCATTCGGACGTGTCTCTTCTTCAAAGTTTTCAATCAAACAAATAAACGGTTCCGTGCTATCGGTGGCCATTCTTGCGCACAATTCTACCCATGTTTCAGCGTAGAACTTGATCTCATAACCCAAGTTCGCTGAAACGTCAGCAATTAAACTACGGAATAGTTCACTGACATTGAATGGTAGATGTGTGTAAGTGCGTGCCATGATTAGATACCGTATTTATTGATTTTGGTAAACAATGCTTGGCGTTTGCGTGTTTGAAGGCTTGAGTTGTCTGCTAACCCTGCATAATCCGGATAATCTGCTTTTTTTACCTGCATGAAGTCGTCGAAGGCCTGATTGAATTCAACCATAGCATTCCACGCCTGAACTTGCTTATTGATAGTTGCAGCGGCAATCATATTAGCATGGGTGGCTCCCTTTACCCCTACGTTTGTGGCTATTTCGCGTGTTTCGGAAACGAAATACCAATACACGTAACAAGCAATAGGGTTATATCCTGCTTTGAATCCTTCCCAATGTTGATCATTACCGTCGTCATCAACATAATCACTACCATCCCTCATCTTAACGTACAATGCCGTCTCCGCGTCTAGTCCGGAGCTGAATAGAGAGTACAACTTTTGGCCTAGAATTAACTTCAAGAACATAGGTTCATACTTCTCTATTGTCGCTGTTAGTAGAGCGTTGTCAGATTCTACCGGTAATTTAACCGGAGGTACTTTAAAATGAGAGAAGGTGGTGATTAATGACATGACTTACTGTGCTGTGGTTAGCTCAAATTCAGATAATAATGTGGCGTGTGTGCCTGATGCTGCGACGCATGCGACTCGGAGGTACTTTGGCTTCATACCGCAGTTGCCCCTTGTTGCACCATTAACGAACTTGACCCCTCCGACGATCTCGGTTATAGTGAAGTATTCATTCGCTGCCGTGGTGGTGGTAAGGGAATCGCAATTAAAACCGTCTGTACCTAAACCGACTCCTGAGAAGTTCCACCACTTAGTTCCATCCGTACTACCTTGTACTATGTAGTTGATGGTTGTAGGTGTTCCGGATAGTGTATCCGCCTTCCATGTGATTCGGTATTTGGTCCAGTCTTTACCGGTAAGATCACCTTTTCGCGTACTGAAGTATGTTGTCTCAGTATTGGTTAAGGTGTCTGTCTTTTGCGTTGTAATACCCGCATAAGTTGATGTGCTTTTAAAGAGCAGGATTTGCGCCTCGCTCTTGTTGTTCCAGCCCACCGTAAAGCATAAGGTGAGCAATAAAAATAAAAGAATCTTTTTCATTTTACTTAATGTGTGGTTTATGTGGCGGGCCTACTTCTCGAGTTCAGCTTCACCACTTTCGATTAATAATTCTGCTACTTCAGGAAGTACCAGTTTTCGTTCACCCTTCGCTAATGCACCCTGAAGGTTCGGTTTGCCCAACCCAATTACCCATACGGGTTTTTGTGATTTAGCGAACGGATTCGAACGAGCAGGTTCTGCTTGTGGTAGTGCTTGCTCTGCTTGTGGCGTTGCTTGCTCTTGTACCTCAGCAGTGCTTTCAGGAGGGGCTTGATTTTGCGCTTTTGCCATTTTCTTGGTTTTAAACGGTTATGAAATTTGATTTAATGATTAAGCAGATTTTTGCAGTAAGCCACGAATGTTTTCGATGGTATCGTACACAAATGCTTTTTCGTCCAATTTTTTCACAAACGCATGGAAACGGGATTCGGCAAGGATCACGAACTTGTTTTTAACCAAGTTGTCGTTAATACGACCAATGATGATCTTGTAACCAATGTAATTGGATACGTTGTACTTGCTCATATCACCAACGAAGATGGAACCGGCTGTCATATCCTCCCAAGGGCGGATAGTCATAGCACCTATGGTAACTTGTCCGAAGAGTTGCGCAGTTGGGTACAATGCACGCCCGAAACCGTCTTTAGCTGCAACGAATTCCAAGTAGAAATCGTAAGGGTGCATAAGAGCGATATTGGCTTTGTATCCGATTTGATCTTGATAATCATGCGTAGTGAAGATTACCGTAGCAACACCGTTGATAAGGTCCATAATAGTAGGCTTTTCTACCTTGTTCTGTAACGCCGTAGGGCAGGTTAATGCGCTGGCATACAGAGTAGCTCCTTTCGGTTCTCCGTTGGTGTTGGTACCAAACAAAATGGCCTTCGCCTTCTTACGGTTGTGCTTTTTCCAAAGTAACCCTGTGGCAATAGATTGTAATCCAGGGATATCTTCTACTGCTTGAGTAGATAATTCCTCCCATGCCGCCAATGTTACCGGTGTAGCGTAACGTGTTTCGGTTTTGAAATCCAGTTGATCCTTCAACGCACCTTCCCCATTTTGGAATGAGAAATCACCTTCTTTCGGCAATGATTCCGTGTAAGGGTAAGCAGCTAATGATGTATCAATAGTCGTTACCAAATCCATGAGGTTATCCTCACGTATTCCTACTTCGGATGGTGGGGCCATTTGAACACCAACTAAATCCGGTGGCGCTGTCGGATTGGTAGAACTTCCAGTAGTTACGGTAGTAACTGCTTTAATTTCCAGTTCAACGGGTTCGCCTTTCAAAGAGGATTTGATAGCATCCGCGTTATCAGCGATCATTTTATGAACCTGACTTTTGAAGGATGCTGGGCTTGATTGATCCGCACCGGATTTTAAAGCCTTCAAGGAGTTACCATGAAGCGCTAACAAATTCTTCATTTCCTTCAATGCTTCCGGAACATCTTTGAATTCTTCGAGAGATTTAGAAATGATTGGCTCGGCTTCTTCCTTTGTCAGCATCTTAGCCTGAATGCTTAGGATTTTGTCATTGAACGCTTTTCGAGCCGCAATGACAACGTTTTTTGTTTCATCCGGAAGGTCCTTGATGGACTCCTGAAATGCTTTTTCTTCGGCTTCTACCGCTTCGCTTCCATCTGATTTATAGGCCGCGGATCGGAAACCTGTGTTACCTGTATTACGGCCCATTATTCGGGAAGCGTAAAACTTTAAGGGGGTACCTTTCATGATTTAAAATTTAATGTTGTTAATTAATTTTATGATTTCCTGCTGAGTGGCTATTGCCGAGCCAGCTTTATGCTTAGAGGAGGTGGTCGAGCCGGACTCCTTTGAAGTTTCTATTTCAGTTGTAGGCGTGGTAGGGCATGCACCGCGAACGACTGCACTACCCTCCACTTCTCGCAATTCCTTAACCGCCCAGAAGTATCCATTTTCCTGAGCTACTTCTGGATTTACCGCTAATTCGATGTATTGATCGTAGTTATCCTTCTCTTCTCTCCACCATTTCTCCTCACTATCTACGCAGAATACAACATCGATGTACTGCATACCGATGGAGTGGTATTTAACTTGAGCATTTCGGTAACGCTCTTCCATTACCTTATTTCTACCCGTGAAATACACATCGTGCATGAGTAAATCCGCACTCCCTTTATATGAATAACCTAAATCCTTCCATGATAGCGTAGTAACGTAAGATTTGACCTCGTTTGGACCATCTGCTATAATGAAATCATACAACATCTTATGCTCCTGAAGGTGCAGAGGATCCTTATTGCTCTTTACCGAACGATTGAAGCACTTCGGTATGTGCATATCAAGGTAGGAATCGATAATATTGGTTGCATTAATAACAGTTTTGGCTGTTGTTTTGCCGGTATCAACGGAGATAATACCAAGTTCCTTATTAGAATCCGGACGCTTGTATTCTTCATCGGAAATACCTATCCCAAATCCGTATTCCGGAGCCTTGATGGAGGATTTCTTTTCACGAAGTAAAAGCCCTTTATTCTTACGAAGCCAATCGAAAAGCTCCTGTTTATCGTTGTATTGTGGTATAGTGCAGTTCATTTCGATATTTTGATGTTGTAATACGCAGTTAATGAGCAAATGGCCAACGCAATGAGAACCCCGGCGATTATTACGCCCAGTATTTTTAAGTTCTCTTTTTGCTCTTGATTCATTTCCTTACGACCTGTTTAGTTTTGATTATCGTTTCCTTGTCCTTGATTGTCTCCCGTATCTCTTCCGTTGTTGGTTTGGTTTGTGCCATTGTTATTGTTGTTATGTGAACTATCAAAATGTGCTTTATCCTCCTCGGTTAATTCGAACCACCATTTCCCCTTCCATTTCGGATTAGGCTTTGAAATGCCTACGCGCATAACCATATCATCGTAATTGCATTGGTTATTCTTGAACCCTATTACAAGTGCGTTGATGTTATTGCGCAGGGTTTCGCTTTCCATCTTACGGTCGGCTTGCAGGATGGGCAAATGATCGAAACTGGTTTTTATCTTGAACCCGTATACAGATGCTTTTAGTGATTGCATCTCTTGTTCGTCGATGTTGCGAGCGTGTGGTATTTCGTGGTTCTGGTATTGATTCTTTCCGGCTTCGTTCTTGTTATTGAGTGCTACTCCGCCCAGATCACGTGCGAGTAAATCATATTCGTATCCAAGTCTATCACATATTACCGCGCTGTCTGATTTCAACAACTCAAGTAACTGCATATCCTTTACTGGATACATGAATGGGGTGAATGTCAACTCCGTAGGTGAGATTATGAGGTCATCTTGATCTTCATACTCAGTACCATAGTTGTTACGGTATGAGTCTTTCATAGCCTGCATTTCGTCCGGAGTCAACGGAATAGCGGAAACATCATCTTTCCCTTTCCCGCTAAGCGCACCGAATGGTTTTTTTATTAACCGGTTCCGACTTTTATAATTATTAATCGAATTATTGATCGGATACTTTAGCGTGCGTAATGGAGATTCAGGTAAGAACCCTTTATTCAAGGCCGTTACATTCGGGTTAGTGTAGCAGAATAAATTCTCTATATCCTTAATTTCCGTTCTTATTCCGTTTTCGGTATAGAAGAATTGATCGATAAGTTCATTATGATCATTTAGATAGAACAACGACCGGCGCTTCCAAGTTATTTCGCAATACTGCGGGTCCAAAATTCTTCGATTCATCCCTTCGGGTCCGAACCCTTCCGGTATCTCCTTATATTCGAAGCAATAGCCATGGGTGAAAAGAAATAGGTCTCTGATGGTAACGAATTCCGCACGACTCATTAAAGTATGAGGTCGATTAACTACTCTATTCCAGTCGGCTGCTTTTAGCCCTTTGAAAGGTTTGCCGTCTTCGGTTTCCAACGTTGTTATACCATTGGCGTGGTTTGCAGCACGCTTGAACACGATGATTGATACCTGAGGGCATTCGTTTACGGCTTTTATTACCGTTTGATAGCTTGTAATGTCGAAAATATCTTTGGCCAAGCTGCTCAACCGCATCATTTCACGGAACTTATTTCCGTCGAAGGCTCCGTTGTATGCTGATGTAGGTATTGATTTACTGGCGCCAATGGCTTTACCCTGCACGTATGCGGCATATACTTTTGCCTGTAGCACTTCCTTGGGTCTGTAAGACACGTCTGCCATGAGTAACCTTTTGGTTTATGGCATTCTTGACGCTCTATCTTGTATTCTATGATACTTTGAATGAGTTCATACCCTTACAGCATTTGCACTTAATTTCTACTGCCGAGCCTTGCGATAACGAGGCTCTGAATAGTAACTTTTTGCAATGCGCACAGAAGTAAGCGATCATTCTGGAACAAATTTAGTATATTTTCAAATTAAATCAATTTATTTTAAAACAATTTATTGTGATTAATACCCCGCTCTGTGAATAAAAGAATCTGTATACACCGCATAGATTCCCGCTTGGCAGAGGTGATCATTTCCGTCCGCGGCTTCATTGGTGAGTATGATTTTACCAGTGAGCAAATCCTGCGCAGATATGTACTTCCAGTTCAATACTTCCTTTTCATAATTATCTCCAATATAGAAACATTCGTACTCTTTTGTTTTGGAAATACCTGCAATTTTGCTACCCGGTCCTTTTCTTGCTTTCTGAACATTTACGCCCAACTTCCTTAGTTGAAGAATCATCTCTTTATCATGTTCTGAAAATAATATTTCCCCTGGTTTCCTACCTGCTTTATCTAACAAGTCTTTGATATCTTTTGCAAACATACCAGGTTCATAACACAACTCTTGAAAGTATCGCTGCCTACCTTTCACGCCTACTTTTACCAAGGCCGTCGCATCATTGGTATAGCCGTAATCTATTCCCCATATGTAACGATCACATGGTGGCATGACGTCAATCTTTTTAAAATGCCCAAGTACCAACCCGCTCACCTTACCGGTTTCGCCGCGGCTATATACTGCGAATAGATCTTTGTCGCTTATTCGTTCATAGGCTTCGTGCTCTTCTGGGGTAAGGAATGGGTTATGACGGTGATCTAGTTGAATGTATATCCATTTGCCGGCAAACATTGGATCCTTCATTATGATTTCGTGAACCCAAAATGCTGCAGTCGGGTTGTAATCAATAACCACTTTACGCCGTGTTTTTCGATACAGCTGCCAAAACAGTTGATACGACATACTATTACCTTCATTCATGAACAAGTTATCCCTTTCGCTTCCGCGTGCATCTAGTTCATCCTTGAATGACTTGAATTCTATTTCGCTCCCGTTTTTAAAATGATAGGTAGTATTGGATATGTTGTACTGCTTAATGTTATGCGAGAAATCTGGCTCTACATATTTCTGAAATGATCTTATGGCCCCACGCTTTAGATTAGGCAAATCAGGAGCGGTTACAGTCGTAATGATCTTGGGATTGTTTTTTGAATCGTGTGCAAAATATTGTAAGGCTGTAACCGTCTTACCGGCATCGCCACCACCTTGCAGGATAATTATTTTTTTATCCGTATTAAGAAGTTGCTCGAATAGTGGAGTGGTTTCCATACTATGATTCAATTACCTTCATCGGTGGCATGTCACGATAAATGATTATCGTTTGTTCTTTTACCTGCTCAACAGGAGTGCCATCCGGATTAACATTAGATTGCTTAGTTGGTGCGTAGTCTCCATCCATCTTGTTGAGCTCAGCAATTGCAGCTCGTCTATCATTCCAGTCTGGAATAACAT